CAACCTCCTTTAAGATTATATTTGTTTCAAAATTTTCCAATAAAAAGCATAGAGATGTAATAACATTCCTAAGTCTATCATCAGATTCTATTCTGACTGGAATGATAAAAGTCGCTTTTGATAAATCAGTTTTCATCTGGATACTTTCTAGTTTGTATAAATTCTGAATATTTTTCTTGAATATATTTTAATTCTTTACTATTCATCATCCATCCACCTTCTGGATGCTCTACAACACAATCATATTGAGAAGTTGCTTGACTGCTTATTCGATTATCATGATCTCTATTTGCAACTAGAATATCAGGAATAATATTTGGAAGTCCATTATTCCACCTCATTCTATGATAAAAATCGGTGTCGAGTAATAGTTTTAGATTTAAATCAAAGTTAACTTTGCAATCATTTAAAAATGAAACTACGGATGGACTGCTCAGAAGATTTCTTCCCTCAAGAGTGTAGTCAACCCATTTTGGAACTTTTTGATCATAGAAAGAAACTCCGTCTTTAGTTCCGCAAAATCCACTAAATGCCCATTTACAATTAGATGTTTTGTATTCCTCGGAAATAATTTCTAATGCTTTCGGTGAAACAAAAACATCATCGGAGAACATGATTTTAATTATTTTACCAGCACAATTATCTAAAGCAACATTAATATTTTCACATGCATTAGTACCAGAATATCTAACAAAAGTAAATTCAAAATCATCAGAATATTCTTTACAAACATCCAAGATTAAATCATTTTTACTTTGATCAGAAACAACAATATCAAAATCTTGAAACGTTTGAACCTTAAGAGAATCGAGCAATTGTCTCATCCAAATTGGTCCATTCTCTCCCCTATCATGAGATGGAATTGCAATAGAAAATTCAGTCATTAAATTCTTTCCCAATCCTCAGGTACTAAATCAACTTCATCAATTGTAGCAGCAGGTCCAAACCAAACTTTGGGTGCAATAATTTTTTTAGAATTAGCCAACCATGCTCCCCACCAACTATAAGTACTATTAGCAATGATATGATATGAGCAAAGAGTCATAAGGCACATATCAATTATATTATCATCAGATTCCGAGATCAAAAATCTATCACTCTCAAATAAAGATTGAGTCTTACACCACTTTGGATCATCAGAAAAAATCATAACTGGAAGATTTTCTGGTAGTTTTTCCAGTGCTGCTTCGTAGTATTCAAGAGGGAGAACTGGATGATATTGTGGTTTAATTAGATGATCTGTTCTACGAATATGAAGAGAAATTGCATCAACTCCAAATGAGAACATCTCTTTACATGGTTTGAGAATATCATCTACGAAAGTAAAGTCTTCACGAATTTCATCAGCAATATGATTAAAGTATTTTGGTGATTGAAAATACCCATAAAGATTTACGTTATCTTCGCAGTTATTAAAAAGATTTTCATTAAATCTAAATGTTTCCTCTTCCACATAAGGTGCTGGAAAAAGATTAACCTCCTTTACATGAGGAAGATTAAAAGCCATGAATAACTTATGCTGATTTTCTTCATCGTTGAATTCATCATAAGTTTTAGGACCAGGGGGAATACACCAATCAAATCCTCGATTAGCAGCAATTCCTCTAGTAGCAGCGTATTGGAACATTTGATTTCCAAAACGACCATTCTTTCCTAAGTGATTATGTCCGATCATAGTACAGTTCCTGGTGGTAAATGATAATGGAATCCAAAGGGAACAATTCCCTGAGTTTCTGGAAGTGGTTTTTCGTGAGAAAATTTAGCGGCAACTTCCACTGGGGCAAACTTACACCCCAATGCTTCGTAGATATGGCGATTGTGAACGCAGATATTTCCATCCTCTCCAGTATTACCATATCCAAAATGCTTATAAAAGTCTCCCCAATTTACATCAAAGTGAATATAAGCTCTCTTGGGTACATCTAAAAGTTTTTTACTTCTAAAAGAGAATCCCCCATTTCCAACTCTATGAGGTTTTCCCCAAGGATCCAGATAAGAATGAGGAACTTGCTCCCAAGGAGCACCAATATAATCATAATTAAAGAACTCATTATCCCATTTATCTGGATTAATTACAAACCCATCTGGTTGAACAAGAAGACAATAATCAGTATCAATATGTTTGCTCAGGTTGTAAATGCAATAATAATTGTAATCATGAATTGACTTAATCTCATAGCATTTAGAAAACTCAATTCCCTCGGGAAGATTACCTGGATCTTCGTGAGTAATCAACTTTACTGCACCAAAATTAATTCCCTTCATACTATGCTGTAGAGCAAAGAGTGCTCCAGGAATATTATTTGAAGATATGCAGAATAAAGTTACATTAGGTAGATTGATCATTAGTTTCATCACCTCGCTTGATATACACAATAATATTACTACTATACCACTCTTCTACCTTATTTGTATCATCAACTAAAAAGTTTTCTGGAAGAGAATCAATAGTCTTTACATGATGCTCAAATCTTTCTTGAGTGTCTGGATTACGAACAATGTATGAAAAATTTGATTTAGATACAAACTTATCAAAGTAATCTAATTGAGTTTCAAGATTACACTCTGAAAGAGAATTTACAGCAATAACTAAATCAAAATCTTTTTTCTTTATTGAAGAAAGTTTATCGCATGGAACGAAATTGACTTTATCTTTTAAATGCTCGAAATTTGAAATATACTTTTGAGCAAGTTTACAAGCCTCAGGTAAATCTATTAGAGTATAAGACTCAAATTCAATTAGATTAGATAATAGTAAACAAAGTCCACCATACCCACCACCAATCTCAATAATATTTTTTAAAGAAAGAGGTTGCGATTGTTGTTCAAGAAAACAAACAATATCAATAGCGTTAAATGCAAACTTAAGAGTACTTGGAGAAATTAAACCAATTTCACTCTCATCGTATAAGTCTGGATTACCAATCTTATCATTCTCTTTAAACTTTTCAAGATTGCTGTAAAACAAATTTTTCTTTAAATGAGAATTAATTTTCTGAACATAATAATCAGAAAAAAGTTTTGGAGCACCTTCTAAAATTGTTCTGTATTTTTCATTCTTCCTGAAGTTAGAAAATTCATTATCATATTCCACTGCTTCAAGACATGCAGAAGTATAATCAGAAAGAGTTTCATTTTCTGCGGCAATCCATCCGTAGAAATTTTTCTTTTTATTAATCGTTTTCATATTTTGTAATGATACCCGAAAGTCCAAAGTTTTGTACGCCCTTATAATTCTCGTATTCTTCCCAACACTGAGCAGCAGTCTTTACTGTTCCGTTTTTATCCATGTAATTCCAATCCATAACGATGGAATCTGCAGGTCTCCAAAATCCATCAGAGATGTTCCAATCAAACCAATACATTGGTGCGATTACTTTCTTAACTTCTGTAGATAACCAAACAGGCCAGAAAGAAAATGTAGATGCAGACATGATAACATATTTTGCAGTATTCAAAATAGTGTAATCAATAGAAAGAGGGCCTCCACCCATCTGATACCATCCAATTTTATAATCTGGACCCCCTGGTTCATCAGAAACTGCTGCACCAACAACTTCAGCGTTTGGAATATGTCTTCTAGCTAGATTTGGATCATCAGTCACAACAACAAACTTAATATCAGGATTTTCTTCTTGCATTGCTTTCATCGCCATCTGATAATACTCGGGAGGCAAGAAAGAATGTCCAGTAGAATAATCTCCACCCCTAAAGTGAACTACACAAATATTATCTTGAGAATAATCTCTAATAATTTTATCTTCATCAAGTTTACACCATTCTCTAATATCATCACGACGATCTTCAATAAAGATCATGTTTTGAAATGTTCCATCAACTTTTGTGTTATCTGGGAGAAAAAACAACATTGGGTCAACAGGATTATAATCATGACCACTTTTTGGATGTCGATACTGACATTCTTTATACCAGTATTCGATTCCTTGCGGAAGAGAATCAGGTGGTCCTCCATCAGGACCAGACCCACCAATTACTTCATTACCCCAGAAAAAAGGCATCCAACCAGCACCTTTCCAAAGGTGCTTTCCCATAATACCATAATCATATCCTAACTTTTCTGCGATGATTCTAACCACAACAGCGCCCCAGATCTGGTTTCCAATTCCAGATCCAAGATACATTTCATTAACTAGCATGAAATCTCCTTAATAGCTTTACTTACAATGTTATCATAGAAATATGGTAGGGTCAATGTGGTAAAATCTATTTGTTTTACCTCATTATAAAGATGTTCATTTTGAACTAAAAGTTCTTCAGTAACATCTTCATAGTTGTCTACAAAAAGAACAGGATAATTCTTATACAGTTCCTCAAGATAAGGATGTCTCTTCATCACTGGAACTCTTTTGAGGTATAACACTTCCCAATTTCGGTGACAGTCTAAAGCGTTACCGATAGGACAAATCATAAATTTGTGATTTTTGATTTTCTTCAAAAACTCTTCATACCCAACACGTTCTTTATCTACCAATACCCAATACTTATCTTCAAAGATTTCATTAATACCAGATCTCTCTTTTGGATTTGTATGAGTGCTATGATTTATGTATAAGAGATTGGTTGGAGTGATATCAGAATCTAACATCACTTTATTCAGAATCTCATTTCTATTATCTCCAGGATGCATTTGCCTTTGTAATCCATATGGTGCTGGAATAACTTTACCACCCCAAGAAGCAGCGTTTACAGCAGAAATACAAAGGACATTTTCTGGGATAGCATCAAAGATATATTGATCAATTGGGGTATCTTCAAGATTAGTAAAGATGATAAAGTTTATATCTTTAAAGTTAGAACACAATTTTAAAAGATCGCTTCTATCCATTAAAGACCAAACATAATCTTTATCTTCTGGTTTTACTTCTTCAATATCTCTCTTATACAGTCTGATATTATCAATAAACAAAGTCATATAGTTTCTTTGTTTCTTTAGTTCAAAAACTTTAGAAACAAATTCAACATTTGTTAAATTAGCATCTTTCATAAAAGAGGTAAAAATATTACCCCATTGTCCAGATTGATCACCGAAAGAGTAATCGCAAAGTTTAGATAATGCTACGCCTTCAATCAATTCCATGGTTTAATGTACTGAGTAAACTTATCTTGATTATTCAAAATGTATTCTGGGAAAGAATCATCGATAGGAACTGTAGGATAAACATTTCCGCGATTGAGAGGATCTAATCCGTTTTCAATTTTTTCTTCTGCATTATCAATTACATCTGGTGTATTGTGATGGCAGTCTGCAGACGCTGCTAACTTTTGTTTGAATTTATCAGCATCACCAAAATAACTCCAATGCCAACCAGCAGACTCGATTAAATGAGATTCACTTAAACTCTGTCTCAGTTTATCAACACTAATCTCCTTAAGAGTTTTCCAAGAACAAATTCTAGATCCTGCCCAATTTTCTTGATAAAGAATGTTGAGTTTATAATAAAATGATCTTTGAAGACATGCATAATGATTTGAAGCATCGAACCAATCCACATTCTTAAGAATTAATGGATTAACAATTTCATCAGCATCACTGGTAATAACAATATCCTCATCAGAAACTCCTGCCTTTTCTAAAGAAAACGCTGTACAATTTCTAGCGTAGATATCTCTTTGATACCTAACAGGAATATCAATAAATCTCTGCCCGCAGTTATTATCAATATCCCCATAGGCAGTATGATATTTTTTCTTCTCTACATAATCCGAGAAGTCATTAGGAATTTCTTCCGTAATATCATGAATCACTTTATCATTAAACTTTGAAAACTGATCTTTATTTTCCAGATAAAGTAATGGCTTTTCATGTCCACTAATTGTATATGGACATTCAGTGATTACAAAATAGTCTACAACATCATAAAGTAGATTAAATCTAATTTCTAAAAGTTCCAACTCATTAAAGAATCGAAACGAATCAAAAATTTTCATATCAGTTCTTAGTAATAATGATTAGTCCGTTATTTTCTTCAGTCTCATATTCAATTTCCCATTCGGGATTTTCTTCCAAGAATTCATCAATTGCTAGTCTAATTCCACCTGATCCATCAAGAGTATCTCTTTGTGGATGGTTTGGATCCATGGATGGATAACCTTCACCACGCTCACCAAATGTATAGGTATCGTGAAAAGCAATATACTTTCTAACTTTACCAGCATGAAGTTCTAGTTCTTTTTTAAGTTGATCGTAGCAGTGCCACGTATCAATGAAAAGCATATCAGTTTCTTCAATTTCTACTGTAAGAACATCGGCACCAATATATTCACAATTCACACCCAATTCTTGTGCTTGATGAAAGACTTTAATTAGAGCGTTAACTTCTCTAGCGAGGTGTGGTTCTGGATTTTCATATTGATAATCATAAGAGACAAATTTTTTAGGATTAGCATATAAAAATGCAGATGTACTATTTCCAGATCTTGCCCCCATTTCGGTTACATGATCACACTTCTTAGCGTATTCATACAAAACAGGAAGATGCATGTAAATATCAGATACTTCACATGCACATGCATCTTCATAGATGTCTTGAATACTAAATGGTTTAGCGACTTTAGCAGGTCTATTCTTTGGTTGATAGACAAGAACTTTTGAATTTCTCATAATTTTAATTAATTTAATTTAAGGTTTCCGATGAAATTGGTTTCCAATGAGATGAATTTCCAATGTATGTGATCTTTCTTTCAAAAGGACTTTCTTCCATAATAACGTATTTTGGTTGATTATCATTCACAAAATTTTGTACAGATTTACTCACAAGCCCATTATCACAATCATCAATTAATATATTATCAATTCCCAGTCTAGCACAATTTTTTAAATCTGAATATGCACATTCGTAATCGTGCCCACCATCAACCCAAGCAAGATCAAATTTAATTTGTTCTGGATTCTCAAAATTACTTAAAGTCTCTACAGAATTTCCAGGAAAGAAAGTAATAAATTCTTCACCAAAATACTTGTGAATTTCATCAACGCAAAGTTGACTTTCTTCATTTATGCCGAATGTCCAAATTTTAACATCTGGAATTAACTTTTTCATAAAATATGAATAATATCCTTTATGAGTTCCAACCTCTAAAACATTTTTAGGTTTGATTTGATCCACATATTTTTTATGAAAATCCAATTGTTCCACTAATCCATTACAACCCAACCAATTAAATAAAGCACCCTCGTCATCTAAAAACATTACATAAAGTTTATTCAAGAAATCATAATCATATTCTTTTAATTCTTCCCTTGATAAAAATTCATCCCTATCCGTCGTTAATCCTTTGATTGGTTCTTGCATCAGTCTTTCCAGTATTCGTAAATATTTTTAGTAACTTCATAATCCATATCTTTAACTTTTCTATTTGGTTGCTTCATAGCCCAAACAAAAACATCTTCAATGAGATCTTCAAGGTTTGTGTTATCCACAAATTCTAATATAGTCTTTGCTTTTGTATGATCACAATAAGCGTGTTTTACTTCATGCCTAGCTTCCCCATGCTCGATAGGAACATCATATCCATATTTTCGCCCAATCTTTTGAACTGTTTGAGCAACTTCATTAAGTGAAAAATACTTATCAGCACCAATATTAAAAATTTCACCATCGTACTCTGTTAGAAGTTTATCGAATGGTTCCATATAATATTTGATATCTGAAAAAGCTCTTGTCTGCTCACCATCACCATACACAAGAATAGGAATTCCATTTAGAGTTTTTCTAATAAAAATTCCAATTACGTTTCTATAACGATCCCAAATATTTTGGTACTTACCCAAAACGTTGTGTGGACGAACGATATTATACCTTAACCCAAATTGCTTACGAGCTAATTCAAGATCAACCTCTACGGCATACTTTGCAACGCCATAAGGATCGATAGGTTGTGGTCTCTTATCTTCAGTAAAAGGAGGTTCCTGAGCACCATAAACAGCCATGCTTGATGTAAAAATCATCTTAGCATCGTGTTTAATGCACTCATTAATCAAATTTGCAGAGCAAATAAGATTGTTCCTATAGTTAAAATTCCTAATAAAAGGAGAAAGTCCTTCGGCAGCATAAGCAGCAAAATGTACTACTACATCTGGTTTATGTTCATCAAATAAATCTATAAGTTTTTTTCTTTTCTCTAGATTCAATTTAGCAAAAGTAAAGTGTTCATCTTTAGGAAGAAACGCTTTATATCCCCCAGAAAGATCATCAATACCAATTACATCATGACCATTCTTAAGAAGATGCCTAGTATAATTGGACCCAAGAAGTCCAGCACATCCAGTTACAAAAATCTTCATACAGTAATTACCATTTCATTTAAACAATTGGGATCAATTTCCTCGATATAATATGGAGAAGATCTATTAAAATATATATTCGTTAAGAAGTTACGCATCTCAAAAACTTCTTCCCAATCAATATTTTTTTTATATTCTGGAATATAAGATACGTCTTTAATTTGTACGAAGGTCATACCATAACTTTCTTTAAAATGCCTTACTGCAATATGGTCATCTTCATATTCCCCATCCAACTCCTTCAATCCAAAGAAATCCATAACTGCATGATTAACAGTTTTAGTCTCTCTTCCATCATATATTTCGCAAATACCATCCTCCCATTCCGTATCATGAAAAACAAAAAATCCATTTGGTTTAATATAATCTGTCCAAAAATAAAGTTCGGCAAGGACTTGTTCTCTAACGTGAAGAGTATCTACAAATACTAAATCTACTAAACCTTCACCCCACATTTTTCCAAGAGTAACGCTATCAGCAGCAATTTTGTGGTAATTAGAAGTTCTATCGTACCATTCATCAAGCACATTGAATGTAATATCACACCCAAAGATATGGGTGTTTTTTTCTTCCGCACGATAAGAGAGAATTGCAGAAGAAACTCCGTGTCTAACACCCAGATCAACGCAAATTAAATTATCACATGGTTCTATCAAAGAAAATAATCTTAGACCATTGACCCCCAGATCACAGTATGGATTGGTTAAAGCATGTATTACATGTTCTCTTTCTGTTATTTTCATAAAATCTCCCATTCACTGCAATACAAATCTTTAGTATCCTTATCAGCATATGCTGGTCCAAACCAATTCTTTGGGGTGATTACTTTTTTATTTGGATTTGATTGCAACCAAGCACCCCACCAGCTCATAGAACTGTTAGCAATAATAGCATGAGAACACAGGGACATCAAACACAAATCTGCATATGGTGTATAGGAACCATCCGCATATTTTTGTTGAGGGACTGATTGAAAAAATCTATCTCCAGAGAAAAATTCTTGCTCTTCGACCCATTCGGGAGAATCAGAAAACACAATCACTGGTTGATTATCATCAAATACCTCTAAAGCACGTTCATAATAATCAAGTGGTTGAACAGGATGCTGATCACCACACTGAGTATAAGACCACTTAAAACCACGAGGATCCATTAAATTTGGATCTCCCCTACGAACATGAAGCATGATTGGTTCTTGCCCTTCAAACTCAGACATAAACTCTTTACATGGTTCTATGTGCTCATCATGAAACGTGTATTCTTTTCTTATAACATTTTCAACATGTGAGAAATATTTCTCAGATTGAAAAAATCCATGAAGACTTACATTGTCTGGACATTTCTCAAACAACTCTTCATCAAAGTGAAAAAATCTTTCAGATAGATATTGGACTTCTAAAATTTGAAGATTTTCTTCTTGCACGTCCTCCATCTTGAAACACTTATGAAGACTGTAGTTTTCAATACCAGTCAGATGTGTTGGAGGAATACACCAATCATATTCATGTTTAGCAGCAATACCTCTTAATGCTGCATATTCAAACATTTGGTTTCCAAGTCTTCCAAGGTTTCCAATTTGATTAAACGCCAGCATAGTCTTCCCTCATACTCTTAAAAATCTGTGCAATTCCTTGCTCAATTGTAGTCTTAGGTTGCCACCATTTCATCAGGTAAGTATCTGGTTTATTTCTCTTGTCCATCTGAACACTATCCTTTTCAGCAGAAGGTTGAACCTTAACATCATGCCTTCCAATCAAATTAAATTGACCACAAATTATACTTGCGATATCAATAATTTTTGTAGAATGAAAACTTGTAATGTGAAGATTATCCTCTGAGGTAAAGTCATTATAATTTTCCATGATTGATTCAAGTGCTTCACAGCAATCCTCAGCATAAAGAAATTCTCTTTCTTCTTGTCCATCAGTCATCATATCAATAACACCAGTTTCAAATCCCTTACGAATAAAGTCAGTGATTACATGAGCCTTCTCATGATCTTTTTCAATACCATAAACATTCCAGAACTTAACGATAAGTCCATTCAATGACTTAGTATAAAGTTCACCAACATTCTTGAGAACTCCATATGGAGAGTAACTCATATTACTCATCTGAGATGATGCAAAGATGAACCTCTTATTATACTTTTTAAGAAGTCCAAATGCATTGACCATCAAACGACCATTGTTATCAATGAATTGGAAAGTGTGTTGATACTTTTTAAGATAACGAGATCCACCAACATCAAATGCAAGGAAGAACACAAAGTCTGAATCTGCAATTCTTTCTTCAAGAAGAAGATTGGGAATCAAGGTCATATCCTCATGAGGATTATTTACGACATCAAACTCATAAACATAATGACCTTTTTCGCGCAAGTAATCTGTAAGGTAGGCACCAATCTGCCCACTGGAACCAAGAATAGTAATTTTCATACTGTTTGCAATAAATTATCAGTTGTTTCTTTAATTAGGATTTGGGACTCAATCCAATTATAAGTCTTACGAATTCCTTCCTCAAGAGTCTGAGAATAATCCCATCCCAGTTTTTCACGGATAAGATCATTGTTGGAATTACGTCCGCGAACTCCAAGAGGTCCATCGATATGATTCCTTTCTACAGTTTTTCCAGAAACTCTTGCTGCAGTTTCTACAAGTTGATTGATAGTAACCATTTCTTCTGATCCAATATTCACTGGTCCAATAAAATCAGAATCCATTAATCTGCGGGTTGCCTCAATGCATTCATCAATATACAAGAACGACCGAGTTTGTTTTCCATCACCCCACACATCAATAGTTCCTCCTTCTTCTGGGAGGTAGGCGACTTTGCGACAGATTGCTGCAGGTGCCTTTTCTCTTCCACCTTCCCATGTTCCTTCTGGGCCAAAGATGTTGTGATAACGAGCGACCCTAACAGGAATCCCATAGTTACGATAGTACGCAAAATAGAGTCTTTCACTGAAGAGTTTTTCCCATCCATATTCGGAATCTGGGTTTGCTGGATATGCTGATTCTTCACGACAGTCTGGATTATCGGGATCCAATTGATTATGTTCTGGATACATGCAAGCAGATCCAGAATAGAAAATTTTAGTCTTATTTACGCTCTTAAAGTCATTTAATTGACGCTGTGCCTCAAGAACATTAAGGTTAATTTGTGACGAGTTATGCATAATATCAGCGTCGTTTTCGCCAGTAAAGACGAAACCTGCTCCACCCATATCAGCAGCAAATTGATATACCTCATCAAAGGTATCAATATATCTTGAAGGAACAAAGTTATAGAAATTTCTGTAAGGACCTTTATATTGGAGAACTCTTTCAACAAAAGTAAGATCTCTTAGGTCTCCTACAATAAATTCATGTGCTTCACTTTCTGAAAACTCAGGAAGTTTAAGATCTACACCACGAACCCAATATCCTTCGGAGCGCAGTCTTTTTACCATGTGACTTCCAATGAAACCACCAGCACCAAGTACAAGTGCTGTTTTCGTATATTGACTCATAAAAGCAATCAAGTAAATAATCTTCTTATTATATATTCTACTAAAAAAGGGAGGTTTTGTAAACCTCCCTTGGGTAACTCAGGCTCGCCACCAATTCTTTGACTGGAAATTGGAAACCAGGCGGGAGAGAGTCCCATCCGCACCACTTGCCTTTTAATGGGAAGGCAAGAAACCAAAAGGGGTCGTTTTGACTCCACCACCTAGTTTGACTGAACTAGGAAAAGTTGGGATAATTTTGCAAACTCATTAACAGAAAAGAAAGCACATAAAATTAGAACATCATAGAGTTTTAATTTGATTGCAAATGGTATTGTGAGTGCGCCACCAACAAACTTTACCAATAACCCATATTTAAAATCCCCCCATAACATGATTTGATAACCAACTATGAGAAGAATATTTCCAAGATATCTTAAGACACTTGTTTTAGACATAAGGGGTTTGCTCCCGACCAGGGCAAGTTTTAAGTCATTCCGAGACTATTTAACTAATCCCAATCCTGAAGATCATCAGGATCGACATAACAAGGAACACGATCAGGATCTAACCATTTCGCATATTCAATATCTTCCATTGCAGTAGTGCATTGTAGACCGTTATCAAAAAGATAAATGTCATTCCAGCGTTTAGTGTATTCATTTTGCTTTTGCAAGCGATAATCGGGTTTACCGTTAATTTCAAGAATACCCGCTTCAATAAAGCGATACCCTTCACGCTCTAGAAGAATTTTAGTCATGCAACTTCAACTGATTCAAGATCTGCAGCAATGTAATCGAGGAGCATTTCATAGTCATCAAGAGGATCACCAGAGAATACTACACCTTCATTTTCATAAAAGCGACGAACTTTTTTATAAAGTTTCGGATTCTTTACATCAAGATAAAATTCGCCGTTTGCAGCACCCTTAAGGGTTTGAACATCTTTCTTGAATTTTGCTGTAAGAGTCATTGTTTTGAATGTTGACCTTGTTATTATAAGGGTTTGACTTATGAAAGTCAAGTAGGACAGTTTCGGATCTGTCCAGTGCTCCTTGCGTGGATCGAACACGCCTTAGGCGAATTATGAGTTCGCTGCATTCACCAGATTGCTAAAGGAGCATTCGCTATTCGCAAATAGCGAATGGAGGATTTACCCAGCCTCAGATTTCTCTTCACAGGCACGGAACCTCCAATAGGACTGCGGAGAATTGAACTCCGTTCACACCGTTATAAGCAGTGGGCCTTAACCCATAGGCGACAGTCCCAAAAAATTATGGGGCATCATTGTTTAGTTCGGTGTGTATTCGTATGACTTCTTCAACTTCTTCGTTATGTGGAACTATTACTGCATCACCATATTCACTAGTAATCAAAAAAGATTCTCCGTTTTCTACTCTGTCCATGAGGTTATCGAAATTAGATTGAAATTCTTCTACAGTAAATTTTTCCATTTAAAAAAATAAAATGTAAGTCGGGGTGATAGGATTTGAACCTACGACCGCCCGCTCCCAAAGCGGATGCGCTACCAAACTGCGCTACACCCCGTTTTTGTTGACTTGATTATTATACCACAGTGGCGGGTGAACTTGCAACCGCTTCTTCCATAAAGAAACGACTTACTTCATCAAATGTATTAAATGTTTTCACCTGATCTTCAAACTCCACCCACCAAACTACATCATTTACTGAAACATTATTAATATCAGTATTTGCATTTTCATCTTTGGGAATTGCTTCAATAACCATATGAGTATGCTCTCCGTGCTTTTTCTCTGCAGCAAGAGCAAGATTAAAAATAGGTACTTCTGATAATAAAGTCATTGGTTAATCTTTTAATTTAACAATTATTTAACGTATTTAGTTTGGATATGCATTACTAATTCTCTAAACTAGAAATGAGCAAATTAGTCACTAGTATCCTCTCCAAGTTTTAAATTCGTAATAAAAATATTGGTCTAAAGTCATGCTGTCTAACGGAGCATTTTCAGTTCTATATGCCCATACTTCACAGAATTCTACGATACGACGATCATGTAAAGAACTATGTCCCCACATTCTTACAAATGCTGATGCGGCAAAATGATACCGCTGTCTAATGTGCGGTTCCGTTTCCTTTATACTTTTCGGTATCATAATACCCCCCTTTTGTTCCGAAATAAAGAGTTGTTAATATGAAAGGAACTGAAACAAATAAAAGTGCTTTTGCTAATAACATCAGATCATCTCCATTGCTCGTTCTAGTTCAATATAATGATTCATTTCATCCACTGCGATCTCTACAATCTTCGCATCATCCTGATGATCCCAGAAGTAATCTAGGTATGTTTCTGTTGCATGAAACTCAATACCTGAGTTCAGATGATAAGCGAAAACAGGAGCAAGAAAATAATAACCCACCATAATCCAATAATAGATGAGAACCAAATGATAAGCGAAAAAACGATCAACCCAGCGGTCTGCTCCGCCACGCGACTCCATTTCTCTGAGGTGTTCGGTTTCATTGATTGTTTGAGCAAAGTGTTCTTTCATCAGGTAGTAGTGTTCTTCTGTTCGGAGACCTAGTGATTCTCTGAGATGAAGAACACTGAGAAACGCGAAGTAAGGTGCTCTGGCGATTGTTTCCAGAACCCAGAATCTTTGGATTGGTAGATCACGGTAAAGAAAGTCAATGATGGCTACCGTGATTGATAGAACTACATCATTAAACTTTCTCATAGGAATACTCCTGGTTTGTAATCGACCAATTTCTGAATCTCACCAAGAAGTGCTCCATACTCTTTAAACTTTCGGTCTCCAGCAATATGATGTCTTTGTCTTACCCATACTGCATCTGCAAGGAGACGCAATTCATACTCTGAAAAATCTTTGAATCTTTCCATAATGTCTCCTAATGTTGTGGATATGCGTGTGTAAGACCCCAGTAAATAAAGGTTCCAATCGCACCGAAAAGTAAAATTGACGATATGAATGTTTTAGTCATTTTCTTCGTCCTCATAGGTAGATGGTTCTTCAAATAACTCATCCATTTTTTGTCTTAAAACTATTTCTCGTAATTCTTGTAAGTCTTCTTCTGTAATCGTTATCATTTGTCTCTAAGTAGTTCCTCTATTCTTTTACGCATTGTTGTGCTATCTTGTTTCATATAGTCACGTAAAGAATAACCACGCTGATTTCTTATGATACAAGTTCCTTGATAGAACATTGTGGCGGCAAATACCAATAGTAGGACGATGCCTATTATTTCAGGGTAATGTTGAGCCATGGTAGAAGTGGTGGAATAACTCCAATCAACCTCAAAAGTCCCTCAGCAAATAAAGCAAGAACCACCCAACCAACGCACATACTAATGATAGAAGCATTACGGTTGTGTCGTCGTATTGCGGCATCAATCATCTCCTGAACTTCAGAATGTGTTGCATAATCATCATCAAATGGTTCCATCATTTCTCATCTCCAAGAAACTTTGCAAGAGGATCTTTGTGGGTTTTGACTATTTCAACTGCTCTCTTGTAGAACATATTATTTGTGTTCCCAGAGGCTTCAAAAGTCTCCTTGATCTTCACCCAATTATCGTAGGTGTGCTGATCCATGGGGTTGAGGTTGAATACTACTAGTTATGCTAGTGAGTGTTCTTAGACTGTCAAGTTTGTGTTGGTTTCAAGAAAGTGTTTAAGACAATCTTAAATTCTGTAATATTTGTAACGGAAGCGGTAGGATTTGAACCCACGAATGCTTTCACATTGCCTGTTTTCAAGACAGGTGCCTTAAACCACTCGGCCACGCTTCCAGGTTTTAACGAATTTCAAAATCAAGTTTTCTGACTTTACGCTTACGTCTCGCTTCTTGAAAGGCAAGATCTTCGTTAGAAAGAATACCTGTTTTTGTATTCGTATTTATTGAGTTTAACATGACTACACGAGATAAGTCAACAGCAGAAATAATTCCGCCACGAATAGTAGTCATATTAGAACATCCACAAGTTACCGTCTTTGTGGAATTTCCAGTTAATTCTCTATTGCAATCCTTGCATCTTACTGAAATCATTGTTCTTCATCCTTATCACTGTAAATGTGATCTTAACATCCATACAAATTTACCATGAGACTCCATTAAATCTTGAACTAAATTCGCAGTTGCATACGATTTTTGCTCTTCTGCTTCTTCTGAAATCTCAGACATTAACTCACAAAATTTAGTATTATTTTCAAGAAGTTCTTGGAGCATTTCTTTTGCACCAGTTGAACTTGCCGCTTCTTTAATTTGCGTAACCTCAAGCATTCTTGAAAGAGAACTCAGAGGTTTAACATTTAAGTATCTCATGTGTTCAGAGAGTCTATCAATCTCTTCAAACATAGTTTCATATTGTCCACCAAAAAGTTGATGTAGTTGGGTAAAATCTTCACCAACTACATTCCAATGAAACGCCCAAGTTTTATGAAACAACACAAAAAGTGATGACTGAGCATCACTTAAGAGTTTGAATAATTTTTCCATTATACTCTTTTTTGAGTATTTATGCAAGTGGGCGATGACGGGATCGAACCGCCGACATACTCGGTGTAAACGAGGCACTCTACCGCTGAGTTAATCGCCCAAATGCCTAGGAAGGGTAACCCTCAACCAACGGAGGACCCCAGAACTAGGCAACGAACGGGGGTGATCAAGTCCCCGACCTAAGTAAACTTAGGATTTAGAGGAAGTCCCAGACATTTCCAGTCCTTCCAACTCCACAACCTGGGATCGAACCAGGGACCAGTCGATTAACAGTCGAATGCTCTACCGCTGAGCTATTGTGGAATAAGTATTTCGTGATGTATTTCTCTATGACAATTGGCACAGAGTAAATCACATTTATCAAGTTCTGCAGTTAACTTATCTTTTGAAACTAATCGCATTTTTTGCCAAACAAATTCTTTTTCTTTGGGATTTCTATGATGAAATTCTAAAGCACCATAGTATTTGGAATAACCACATACTTGACACTTTCCACCTTTGTATTGAATAGCATCAAGTTTTCGTTGTTTCCAACGATCTTGAAATATTCTATTCATACAAGTCTTGCAATATGATTGAAGTCGTTTGCCCTTTTTATAAGCATTGTCTTCGTTTAATTCAATTTTGCAAGTAGAACAGGTTGACATTTTATTTTATATTTGGATAATATTATTTATACTATCCAACGGGCTAGGCTGGATTCGAACCAGCGACTCACGCTTTAGAAGAGCGTTACTCTATTCCACTGAGTTACTAGCCCATAAGTAGGTTCCTATCGCCGCCACTCCTGAACCTACTGAAGGGGAGTACCGCAGTTGATTTTCAACTCTCATATCATAGCAGACGGTGGTTTGATCGTCAAGGTGGGCAGGACTGGATTTGAACCAGTGAAGGCAGAGCCGTCTGATTTACAGTCAGATTCCTTTAACCACTCGGAAACCTACCCGATGTCTTTATTGTATCAATCCTTTGGGCAATCGTCAACCCATACAGCACAGATTCTCATTTCTCCACCAAGTAATCTCGATTCTCCAGTTTGAAGATTAGAGTCTATCGGTTTCTCAGAATATCTTGGTTTATATTTTTTATCTGCTTCACGAATGATACGATCATATTCTGGAGTCACTTCATTCAGTGCTCGATCTACATCTCTCTTAATTCTCCTCTCTAATTTCTCAGGATCTTTAAGTACAAACTCATTAAGAATCGTTTGCGGGAAATATTTTCTTTGAATCTCGTCCAGTAAATCCCAAAGTCCATTTTCAGATACTCCAGTACATTGTGAGAGTGCTGCAATAATAGAAGATAATACAATCCCTATAATTGCGTATTGTTTTATATCTGGTTTCTTTTTACCAAAGTTAAAGTTAAACATAGGGGAGTTATGCACTCCCCCGTATTTATCCTAGATTAGGAATTTTTAGTTTCAACCTCTACCGTGATCAGTCGGGACGCATAATCATGAGCATACGAAGTGCGGGCACCATGATACCCCCAACCAATCCAACTATACGCATAGTCCATGTAACGATTGATAGACTTACCAGGAGTTTTCATCCTATCTTCAATTCGTTGCCATTGAACCTCAGTCGTTAGATAACGAAGTTGCGTATGAAGTGATGATGGCGAACCACCATACTTCTTAGCAAAATCACCCAATCCATAATAACGGTCGGCAGATGTCCATTGAATCAGTCCGTAACCGCGGCCGCAGTTACTCCAACTGGTTCTGCTACCACCTTCACAAATGTTAGGAATAAAAGTTGATTCCTGACGAATGTTACCCATGATGGTAGCAAGGGCGTTTCTGTCTTTAATACCACGATCCTGGAAAAATACCAGGGTAGCATTCTCATGTTCATTACACCCTTTACAAATTAGCCTTTTCTCTTTTGGCTTTTCGGGAGCAACCTCGCGGATTGCTGTCTTTGATGTAGGCTCCTCCTGAATAATTGCGAAAGGTGGATTATTCACAGGTGGAGGAGGAAACACTGAAGGCAGTGTTGCCGTACTGGTTGTAACCGTTGCCATAAGAGGCAGGGCTACTGTAAAGAAATTTTGCATTAACTCCGATTGAACTCTACATCCTAATAGAGAAAGCGCACTTCCCCTTTCTCAAGGGGCAATCTCCTAGGCTCTAAATGTCACTTCAATGACTCATTATTAAAAAACCCACCGAATTCGATGGGTTATGTACATAATAAGTTAATATTTAGGATTTGTCAAGAAATCAGTCCTCTGGTTCCAAAGACAAGATGTTGATCTCGTCACTTTCAGGTTCAATCCATTCACGAAACTCATCGTAAATTGCTTTAGCATTAGCACTATTAATAGGTTTAATCAAACTAATTGTTTCAATAGACCAATCACGGATATCTGAAACAATATCCTCAGTCGTTACAGTCATAATAATCTTTTCGGAAGTACCTGTTAAGGATGTTGCTATTGTAGTACCTTGGTCTTCCGTCGTCAAGAGATTCTGTAAGGACGTTGTGGGCAAAGAGTTGTCTTGTTTCTTCAAAGTTAGTTTTGCCCTTTGTTTTATGTAATGATAAAATAGTGCGCGTAAAATTCTCCCTACCATATTTTTTCACATCTTCTTTGAGTTCTGGACAAGATCCATAATAGCATTTCCAGTCAGACTCTGCTTTAACCTTTCTAGATTTTCCCTTCGGTGTTCGGAAACTCCAGAAATATTTTCTACCAATGTAATCACGCCCAGTTTGATTGCAGTGAATGTGATAAACAAAACCAAAATAATCTTGAATATCATCTGAATTAAAATATTTTCCCTTATACGTCCAAGGATTTTCATAGTCAATATCTATACTCATCAAGAATATCAAGAACTTCGTTGAGATATTTATGAGCAAGTCCTTTCATATCCATTTCTGGACGAATGTGCTCTATATTAAGTTGATGTTTCAATCTTAAAATGCGAACCTTAAGTTCTTCCTTTGTTATTTGATTTTTAGCCATAAAAAAAGAGGAGGCAATTCCTCCTCTATGTATGCTACTCTTCGGTATTTTTACTTATCCAAATATAAGAATAGTCATGATCTCCGAACAAATAATCATCATATTCTGCTGCTTCTTTAAAAGCATTTAAAAGTTCTTGCTCACACCATTCATCATAATTGGAATCCTGCGAAAGTATTTTTGGTAACATCTTGTTTGATTCCACCTACAACATATGATTCTACCTCCGTTTCCTGGGGAGCAACCTGAAGACCTTTAGAGGAAATCCAGTGCTGAGTCCAAGGAAGTGGGTTATTGTTTGCTGAAATATCGTATTGAGGTTTTAGTCCAATTGCCTTAAGTCTTCTATTTGCAATCCATTCTACGTACTGCTGAAGAAGTTTATCGTTTAGTCCAATCATACTGCCGTCTTTGAACAGATAATCTGCCCACTTCTTTTCTTCATTTACAGTACGATCAAACATCTTATACGTCCACTCCTCCTCTTCTTTCATAATCTGTTTCATTTCTGGATCGTCACCATCACGCCACTTATTCAAAATATTTTGCGTGATTGCTAGGTGTTGATTTTCGTCTCTTGCGATAAGAGAGATGATCTTAGCGGATCCTTCCATAAGCTTAAGTTCGCCAAAGGCGAAACTACAAGCAAAACTAACGTAGAACCGAATACCTTCAAGAATGTTAACGTTTGCGACTGCTCTGTACAGTTTTCGTTTGACATCGTTGAGTGTTTCTTTTGCGTTTTGTACTCCTTCAAGTCTAAACATCCAATCGCTAGATGTTCCATAATTTTGTGCTGACTGAATAAAGTCATCATAAGACTCTGTAACGCTCTTAGCACGTTCTAGAATACGCTCATCTTTGATGATAGTATCAAACACCTCACTTGGGTCTGAATAGACATTTTTGATAATGTAAGTGTATGAGCGACTATGGATCATTTCCATAAATCCCCACACTTCCATACATGCTTCAAGTTCTGGCAAAGAGCAATATGGAATGAATGCCATACCAGGACCACGACCCTGAATAGAGTCAAGCATAATCTGATACTTCAGATTAGAAGTATAGATGTGCTTTTGTTCT